CTACGGAATAGTAATAATTTCGTATATGATACAAAGGAAATGATATGAGAAGTTCAATATTCGACGAATATGCCAAAATCGCAGAAGAACAAGGTCTTGTATCGGCTGCAAGCACAAAATCAGAAAGAGCATTAAAGAAGTATCGTAATGATAATGATCCGAGAATGGGATCTGATGACATTTCTACCATTGAAGCATTGTATGGCGTAAAGACAGACGATCCTGTCAAATATGAACGAAACATAATAGAGATGGCGCATCCAAAGCCAGTTGTAATATCGCCATCTTATGATAAGCTTAACGGCTTGGTAGAAAATGAAAATGAGCGCCAAAATATTACATTAAACATTGTTATGAGGCCAACAACCGGTAAAAATATCACACAGGGCCCAAAGTATGCAAGAAAAGAATTGATGCTGGAACTGGTTAAAATTGCTAATGATATGGATAATTTTGATGTTGAGGAACTGCGAGTATTGGCAGATGACTGCATTGTTGGATTAAAAAAGCTTTAACGCCAGGACAAAACTCATAGACACGCTTTGCCCAAGATATAAATTCATATCGCGATCTTTTGGCTTTCGACCAATTGCAATATTTGCAGCATGCAACTACATTGTCTAATGTGTGTTTTTTTGTTTGATCTATGCGATCCAAACCATTGTGATTGATAATATCGCCATTTTTGCATTTGGTATTATTGAGATCTATTGCACCGCAATAAAGACATGGTTGTTTTAGTATGAAATAAAATAGATTTTGATCAAAATCAAGATCCGGATAATGCTTATTTAATAAACCTTTTATTCGCTTAAATTGTGATAGATCGATATTGTTATTAGAATAGAGTTGCTCATAGTTAGGAATGACATTATTGCTATTATTGTGTATATTAATGATCATTATATAGAAATCATTCAATGACATATTGCGCTTAGAAAAATTACACTCTTTGCAACATGTGATACAATTTTCTAAATTATGTGGCAAATTACTGTCTATTCGATCGATACCATTATAAATAAATGTAGCACGATTTACATCATAATTTGTTATATTTTTTCGTTTTGTTGATGGCGGTACGCCACAATAATAACAATTTAATTGCGTCATTGCATAGAAATCATCGAATTGAAGAGTTCCGTCATTATATTTGGCCAAAAATATGTTTTTTGCTGCTGCTACAATCGGTTCATATTTTCTACCATCGAGCGCCGTTTTACGTAAATTTTCAGCACTTGTTTCAGATTTTATGCAGCCGCAAGATTTGCTATTGCCAGATGTAAGATTTGTGCTACGCCACACAATTATCGGCTCTATGTTGCCGCAACTACAAAGGCACTTCCAACTTGGACGTTTGTTCTTTTTGTTTAATGATGGAACTTCTTCAATAACTGTAAGTCGTTCAAATTTTTGTCCAACGAGATTTATTTTACGCATCGTTCTATTATATATCGGATTATTGCTGTTGTCAATAGAAATAATGCCATGCTCGCGAATTATTTTTTATATGTCGGGTAATAAATGGATATCTAATCATAGATTTTAGAAAGACAAAGACGTAAGATCGCCACCATATATTATGGTGGTTTGTATATAAGGATTTAAAATGGCATTAGTATTACTACAAAGTGGATCGCAACCCCTCGGTCAATTTGACGGGCTCGATTCACAAGTTTCTCTTTTCAAAGGTGGCGAAGTTTGCACCTGGGGCTCAGTAACCTACCAAGGTTCAGATGAGGCCTCGGCAGACGTTAACAACGACGGTTATGTTGGCACAACCAGCAAAATGCGTCCAGCTGTAACATATACGCTTTCTGCTACCAGCAAACCACTGTTTCTATCAGATGACGGTACGCTCAACTACGGCACTCTCTTCGGTGAAATAGTAGGCGCAACTGTTGGTCAGCAAGTTTCCAATGGTGTGGTTCTCGGACCATCAACAACCACAGGGTCAGGCAAAGTCACATTATGGGACAAGCCCGGTCTCTACGGCGTCACTCTCGATGCCTGTGATACCGAAGCTAATGGTTTGGTACCAACAAACAGTGCATTGGTGGTTGGTAATCCGCTTACCTTCACGGCAACTGGTCAACTAACCCCTCCATCCAGCTCATTGGCAATTTCAGCTTCTACTACTGGTGCAACAGTGGTTGGTCGCCTTGCAGAGTTCTCGCCAAAGGGTTCTCTCGTAACCACACCAAACACATTGGTTGCAGCTCTTAACAGCCCATCGGGCGATGTTACCAGCGTTCAGCAAGCAAGCATGTATATGGCCGTTTTTTGGTATAACGGTGCCGGTGGCAATGCTTAATAAAATCATGCAGTTATCTGCATAGTTTGTGTGAAAAGGTCGGTTGTTTCAACCGACCTTTTTCTTTTGTAAATTTACGTATAAGGCTTCTGCCCAAATCGTAAATTCTTCAACTGTTCTTTCACGTTTAGCATAATTACACCATTTGCAACATGGAACAATGTTGAATTGCATATGTGAGTATTCTGAATTTACTCTATCCAAACCGCTGTAAATAAATTCACTATTCTCAATATAAAAATTAGATGAATTTTTATGTTTATCTTTTCTTATATTAGAAGGAGGTGCATTGCAATAGTGACAATTTTGTTGCGAAATTTCTAAAAATTTTTCAAATGTCAAATCGCCATCATTGTAATCGCCATCATAAACTTTTTTGGCGGTTGCAATTCTTGGTTCATATTTCCTATTATCAAAATTTCTTTTTGATGCCAATTCAGAAATCACATCGCTTTTTAAGCATCCGCAAGAGTTAGTATTTCCAGATTTTAAATCACATCCTCTATGTACTATAATTATAGTGCCGCACTCACATTCGCATTCCCATTGTGGTCGTTTTGGCTTCCCTGTTTTTGGTTTAAGCTCATTTACAACCAATAAACGTCCGAATTTTTGACCGACAAGATTTTCTTTTCGCATATCAATATACATAATTAATGGCAGTGATTTGGTCAATATGGCAGTAATTAATTTTTTTAATTGTAGCGCAGCAATCTTTTCTCAAAACATAGGAATATCGTCATATAATATTCAGATGCATTTGCATCAAGCTGGGAAACTGGCAAATAATATCAATGGAGAAAACATATGTCTAATTCGATTTTTGATTCACATGGCCAGGTAAATGCTGGCAGCGTAAAAGAAGCGTTTGCTGTAATTGCGAAATATGCCTCGCTTTTGGACGATAATGCCCCATCAAATACTGGCCTAACCTCTCCTAACGTCTCGGATTCGAGACGCGATGAGTTGATTTCCAGAGCTATAATGACCCAGGAAGGTAAAGTTGCATTGGCTCAAGCAATGGCTAACCCTATTCGTCGAAACCTCGATTATCATGGGATCGCTAGACGTGCGTTGGTCGTTGACCCACTTCCACAAGGCGCACTCCCAACATACGATCGCGATATTGATGTCGCTGCCGTTGTTATTTCAAGCAATGGTACCGGTCCCGAGTCACGTGTTTTCGGTGATCGCGTTGTTGTTCCTGAATTCGAAATCTTTTCGAACCCCACCGTGCGTATCGCAGAAGTCAAGCGCCGCAGATTTAACGTCATTGACCGTGCCGTGCAAAAGGCTCGCCAAGAAATAATGGCCCAAGAAGACGCAAACGTTTTCGCGGCCCTCGATGCTGCTGCAAGCATTGAAAACACTGTAATGGACATTGCTGATGCTGGGTTGCTAAAGCGCGATCTTGCTGAAATAAAGGTTCAAATTGATCGTTGGGACTTGGTGACTACGAAGTTCTTCATGAACATCAATGAATTTAATGACATCCTCAAATGGGCATCCGGTGGTGGCCAGGGCGTCGGTGGTGGTGAAATCGATCCAGTAACACAGCGTGAAATTCTCCAAACTGGGCTTTACGCACATCTTTGGGGCGCTGATATAATGGTAAGCAAGATAGTCCCTCCAGGGACCGTATACGGCTGTTCAGATCCAGAATTCGTTGGCGTGATGCCAATTCGTCAGGATATTGAAGTTCTTCCTGCTGATGAACCCAAGCAATTGAAGCTCGGCTGGGTTATCAATGAAATAATTGGAATTGGGATCGTAAATCCCAGGGGTGTAAGTAAGGGAAATAAGTCGGTAATTATAGGAGCCTGATAAATACGCTGTAATTTACAGCATTTAGCTTAACGATGAGCCGAAGACTTTCGTCTTCGGCTCTTTGTTTTTGTCCAAAAATCTATTTTGCTGCCAATGATGTTATTTACTTGACACCTATGCATCTCTTGTTATATTATGTAGCAGGCAGGAGATAAAGCGACATGAGACGAGGAAAGCTATTTTACAAGGAAGATGAAATAATCGAAAAGTATTTGGCCGGAACTGGCTACGATGCGCTTGGTGTTGAATATGGCGCGAGCGGCAATTCTATTGCAAAATTATTGCGTCGAAGAAATGTGCCAATTAGGCTCCGCAAAATTATAACAGATGACGCAAAGCAGCAAATTACAGCTGCATATGCGAGCGGCCAAACTATGGAAGAAGTTGGCAATACATTCGATGTAAGCGCCGCATCCGTTTTGCATTGTCTTCGCGATGCCAACATTGCCAGCCGTACAGCAGAAGAAGTTCATCGCATTTATCCTATAAATGAAAACTATTTTGATGCTATCGATACGCAGGAAAAAGCTTATATTTTAGGCTTTATATATGCCGATGGTGGCAATATACAGAAATCAAATTTTGTAAGCATTAATTTGAATGCAAAAGATATAGATATTCTATATAAAATATCAGATAAAATCTATTTGGAAAACTCACGAGATAGAGTGAGTACATATGAAAGAATAAGAAAAGATAAAAAATTTACTCATTGCAATTTGAATATAAATAGCAAACATGTATGCGGCCAATTAGCAAAATTGGGCTGCGGACCAAGAAAAAGCTTAACACTAACTTTCCCAGAATGGCTTACCGATCCTGATTTGCAAAGACATTTTATACGTGGATACTATGATGGTGATGGGGGCCTATATCTGCCAGCCAAAGAAAAGCGCTGGCCACAAGCAAGAATGATTTCTACAACAGAGTTTTCAAATAAAATTTCAAATATTATTACAAATATTTTAAATATAAACACTTCAAGTGAAAAATACCCAAATAACCTGTCAAGAGTAATAATAAGCGGCAATCACCAAATTAAAATTTTCCTCGATTGGCTTTATAAAGACGCAACCATATACCTCGATAGAAAATATAATTTATACCAAGAGTTCGCACTCAAATACAACAATTATCACGTCTAATAGTAATATTCCACCATCCTTGTTAGGAGTATTATATGCGCGTTTCCCTACCATTAACATCGGCCCCTTGTTATTTTTTCATAACCGGCGAACGACGTGACATTGCATTTAATCAATTTGCATACCCTGCATTGCAGGTACAATCCGTTATTAATCGTGCAACAGAGCACGCCGTAACACAAAACACGTCAAGCGCCCAGCCGCTGCATGTTGGCAGTGGAATTCAAGGCACATATAGCTGGCAAAATAATCCAGGTTCTGGTGGCAATTCGGCTTCTAGCTCTGCTACTCCTGGCCGTTCTGCTTTGAGCTTTGCTACAAGCCAATATTTTGAGCACGATGGTATTGCAACGGCTACCGGCGCTGGGGCTGGCGCTGGCGCATTCAATGGCGCAGAAATGCCAATAACCGTAGTAGCAGCTGTGTCGGGTCTTTCAACTGGAACTGTGTTTGGCTTTGCTGCAACCGGATCAGCAACACCAAAACTATCATTATCGGTATCTGGTGGCACGCTATCGTGGACGCAAGCTAGCACCGCTGGTACATTTACAGCAAGCGTTGCGATTAGCACTGGTGCTCACGTTGTAACGGCAACAAAAGCAAATGGTTCTCTGACATTGCGCGTCGACAGTGCACAGGTAGCAACGACTGCAGTTACAGCGGCCTCTGAAACATTTAACACTTTCTGTGTCGGTGCACTAAACAGCAACGGTGCCGTTAGCTCATATCTTACAGGCAGTCTTGGAACGCTTGCAGTATATGGCGCTCAAGGAAATACAACTGGAATGGCTGATATATTCCAAGTCGAAACATATTTGCTCGAACAATACGGTATAATTCGCAGCGCAAGTTCTGGTATAAATTCAGGCTTCTAACAAATTAGTTTGAGGACGATATAAATGCAGCTGCAAAACGGCTGCATTTTGTTTTTATGGGTTCAATTAATATTATTGTGGGAATATAGATGAATATAAAAGAGACTACTATGTTTGGGCAAAGGAAACATATTTAATGCGCGCTCTCGTTCACAGCGGAGGGAGCGCAAAAGGTGCGTATGGTAGCGGAATTATTCAATATTTGCTTGGTGATCTTGGCATTAATTATGACATCATGTGCGGGACATCCGTTGGTGCCATAAATGTTGCATTTTTAGCCATGTTTTCAGCCGGGGAAGAAAAACAAGCGGCAGACAATTTAAAAGATTGGTGGCTTAAACTCGATAATTCTAAAATATATCGTAATTGGCCATTCTGGGGCAGAATTGCTGCCGCTTGGCACAAATCTTTCTATGACAGTTCTCCGCTACATAAGCTTATCAAAAAAAATGTTAGTCTCGAAAAAATACGAGCATCACATAAAAAAGTTGCTGTTGGTGCATTAAATCTTCACACTGGTAAATATACAATATTTGATCAAGATGACGACAGTTTTATTGATGCGGTGTTGGCATCAAGTGCATTTCCGGCCACGTTATCGCCAGTAAAAATAAACAATTATCTTTTTATAGATGGTGGTATGAAAACGCTGTCACCAATAAAAATGGCAATAGAAATGGGAGCCACAGACATTGATGTTATTACAACCTCGCCAGATATTCGCGATAAAAAATTTATTGAAGATCCCAATATAATTGATATTGTAAGGCGCGCGTTTGATGTGGCAACTGATAAAATATTATCCAATGATATTGAGCTGGCGCTAATGCATAATAAATTGGCCGAAGCTGGGCTGGGCGACAAAAAATTGGTCAAACTCAATATAATAAAGCCACATTATAATTTGATGGATAATATATTTGATTTTAACCCAGAAAAATTATGGAAATGTTTGATAAGGGATATTCTGATGCGAAGGAAAAATTTGGCAAGGAATAATACAGCATATTGTAGGAGAATTTAGTATGGCTCAACCACAAAATCCACTTGGCGCTATAACCTGGGGACGCGATTGGAATTTTTTTCAAAAAGTCGTAGTCACGGCTGATGGATACTTTAATGCCAGCTGCGACATAGTAATACCATTCACGACACAAGCCGTAATGATGCTTAACCTTGGAAGTGGTGTTGTCGAGATGTCATTTAATGGCAACACTGTTCATGGCGAACTTAATTCGGCCAATCCTTCAGCAGGTATGGCTTGGGACAATAGAGTAATAAGCAAAATTTGGCTTCGTG